CCAGTTGAAACTGTAGCACTTTCTACAGGATTCTGTGATACGTCAGCTAAAACAGCGATAACTCTAAATCTTAGAGCAGTCTCGTCGTTTGTAGTTGTTGTCTCGATGACTTTAACTTGGATAGCATTAGCTGCTGTTACCATGTCACCTACTTCACCGTTTGTACCTGCACCGAAGTTTGTGATACCTGCATCTGCAGCGTCACCATCGATAAGAGTATCAACAGAGCCATCAACACCTACATCTAAAGAGATGTTTGCGTTTGCAGCGGCTTCAAGGATTTCCAAGTATCCGTTAACAATTACAGTATCAGCAGGTAAGTCAATCATCTTAACGATGTCACCGTTTGCTAAACTTGTATTATCAACAGCGTCGTATACAGGAGACACAACAACATAAGGTCTTGCGACATTAGCTGGATGACCTGCAGTTCCACCACCAGTGGCGGTTCTATCATATGTAGCCATTTAGATATCTCCCCTTAAGCNAANTCTACAACGCCACGAACGATTGCTTCTTGTCTTAGAACTTTTCTTCCAAAAACATGCAATCCTCTNANNACGTCGGAGAATGATTCAGTTGAACGTACCACTTCAGTCTTTGCGATGTGGGACGCTGTTGCACATGATGAAATGTGACCAGCTAAAACAACATTCTCAGTTGCGTCAGTAGCTAATGTACCAGAAGCATCTGTTAATGTTACCTGATCGATTCCGCCTGTGCTATTTAAAGCTGTAGACTTGTAACATCTAAAACCCGCAAGAGTTCCTACTGTTGCAAGACCATTTCTTAGAGGAGATACACCGTCGCCAGTTACCTGAACTTCAGCAATCTTGTTTCCTGCTTGGAAAACTTTCTCATAGAAAATTGGAGGTGCTACAAACCATCTGTTCTCTTCAGGTACAGACTCATCATCGAGAAGTCTAGCCATTGCGAGCATCATGTTGATACCTGCATCGTCTGTCTCAATGTTGATAGGAGCAGCAGTTGTTCCTAATATACTTGCAGCAGCAGTAGTTGTTAAAGTTGTACCTGATACTGCAGATGCTGCAATTCCAGCACCGTTAGTTAAGGCTTGAAGAACGTTTGCATCGAACTTTCTCTTTAGAGCATAAGCACCTGAAGAAGTTGCTAGTGCTTCAAAGTTAATGTGAGAGTGTCTCTCTTCGATGTCGTCTATTTTGAATGCGAAAGCATTGGCTTGGTCGACAGTCAATGTAATTTGATCGTCTGCCAAGTCTTGTGGGTTAACTACAGAACCTCTTGAATATGCGGACACAGTCAGTGTTGGTTCTTTCATGATGTTAACAGTATCACCAAAGTTTTCAATTTCGCCAGTATAGTCGGTATTCGTAATATCTTCTGCAACCGAAGCTCTACGGAAGAACTTGAGAACTTTTTGGCTAAATATTTCGGGTGAAAAATTACCTGACGGTAAATTATTATACCCTGAAGCTGAATTAAAAGCCATTTTTCTATCCTTCCTCTATTTGAGGTTAGTTTATTGAGTTATTCGCCCCTCTGCCCGTGCTTGGTCAATTTCTTTTTCAAGTCTTTCAAACTCCCACGGTTTCAGTTTGGCGATGTCTGATACCTTCCAAATCTTTTTGTTTGCATTTTTATCAATCGGAACTTCTCTAGAACTTGGTGTTCTGACTGCTTCAGCCGCAGACGCATTAGATTTATTAGGTTTCGTTTTTAAGCCACTGTCGGCTTTGTAAAGGTCAAGAACTCTGATTGCCCATTTGCTATCAGTATTGTTTTTGGTTATACCCTCAGAAATTGATTTTGGTTGCTCATCAAGCCACAAAAGAAACTTCTCGTCATTCCTAATATCATTAAAATCAGGATGTGCCGCAAGTAACACTTTGTACGCACTTTGAACTTCCATTTCCTTCTCACGACTTTTTATAACTTCAAGTTCCTTTTTTAAACTTTCAGATTGTTCTTGAGCTTGCATTGCCGCTACGGTTTGCACTACGGCATACACGTCTGGATACTTACTCTTAAACTCCTCTAGTTCATCTAGACTTTTAGGAAGTTTGATTGAAGGGTCTAAATCCATCTGTTGTGCAGTTGTTTTCAAAGCTTCTTTCTCGTTCTTCCATTCTTGGAGTTTGTTGTCATAATGCTTTTTTAAATCATCATAACGTTTTTTGTAGTCGTGTTCAGGACTCTCTTCCTGCTTAGTTTCCACAAAACCTTCATGCTGTTGGGTAGCTTCCTGTTGAGTGCCAACGTCTTCTGATCCTGCTTCTACCTCATCCTCATCTTCTCTATCAACTTCCTCTCGGTATTTGTTTTTATAAAGATTTGGATTGTTAATCACTCCAAAGGAGTCATTGGGTTTAAATGCTCTTGCACCTCTTACTTGTTTTGCCATTGTTTTACCTCATCATATGCAGTGCCACTGGCTGTGGGTAGCTGCTTCGGTTTGTCAGGGCCACTTATGTGGGTAGCTGACGAATTCTACTCTGCTCTTACGCTCATCATTGGCGAAACTCCATCTATCTCTACTGTTTCACCTTTAATTAATTTATCCACTACATTTCTAGCTTGTTTTGTAAACTCTACTCTGTCTGGATATTTTTGTCGTAAAAGCCTTCCGAATTTATTGTTATTCAAATCAATCTTTTCTTCTTCTGACATATTTTCACTTTGTTCTCTTCTGTCAAAAAGATCAGACATAAGGCTATTAAAAAGACCATCTTCACTTATATATCCACTTGTTAGTATGTGGCGTAAAGTGTCTCCTTCTTTACTTTTTTCACCGTATTTAAAACCTTCTCCTAGACCCTGTTCTACATTCTTTAAATGACCTGTCATACGTAGTAGCATAGCAGTAGTAGCGTCTATGCCACCTTCTGAATAATCAGCACTAGCTATCTCGTTATTTGTTGACATAAAGCCACCTTCTGCAGCTGGTCTAGGTGGAGATTGTTCTTGTTGTTTTTCTGCTTCTTCTTGTCTACGTGCTACTTCTCTTTTGCCACGATTATTTATTTTTTCTAATCTGTCGTAGCCAATAACTTTAGCTATTTCTGGTGGTACAACAACTTCTCCACGTGATATCATTATTTCAACTTGTTCTTTACTAGGTACTTTAGCTGCTTGAGCAGTTCTGTCTGTTCCTGCATCTGTATCTGCTTGAGCAATTATCTCGTAAGCTTCAATCAGCATTTGTTTTATATCTTCTTTACCTGCAAACTCTACAGCAGGTGCGTTGATTACAAATGTTCCTTCAGGTACTTCTTTGGGTATGTCGTCGGCTATGGTTTGTTGTTCGGTAAATTGATCTGGTGGTCCTCCGATGAATCCCATTTCAGTTGATGGTGCTTGCTGTTGTGAGGGATCACCTCCCATTTGCATACCTATTCTTCCGCCATAGCGTGTTCCACCATGTTCGCTAGAATCACCTCCTGAACTACTAGATCCTCCGTCACTACTACTGCTATTGTCACTGTAACCATACCCACTATCTATGCTACCTAAACCACTCGTAGCTGTATCTGTTGTCCCCAGACTGCCCGAAGAAGTACTAGTGCTACTATTATCACCTGAAGTAAATTTACCCGTCGAACTAAACTGTGAACCCGGAGGTGCTGTGCCAGTTGGTTTACCTGTTGTAGGATCATACGATGAATAACCTACTCCTGCCATTGCTGCAGCAGTCGGACTACTAAAAGTATCAACGCTTATAGTAGATGGGTCGCTGATAACACTAGTAGACCCCATTCCACCAAACGGTTCTACCTCTTCGGCATAAGCTTTTTGTGCCTCAATATCAGCCATAAACTGACTAGGTGAGTATTGATGAATATCAGGTGCATTTACTCCTGTAAAAGTCAAGCCCCCAAATATTCCGGGTTCTACACTAAGTAAACTACCTCCATAATATCCCTGTGCGTATCCGGGAGTTCCTTTTGCAACTTCTGCAGCTATACTATAGTGTGAGGACATCAGAGAGTTAGATACTTGTCCAAGCAATCCACTTCCCATTGCAACGTTTTGTCCGTAGGGATCTTGTGCAGTAGGACCAATTATTCCTGAAATTGCTCCGAATACAGGGCCAGAGACTACACTTGCAATGTTTGCTGCTGCTCTCGCTGCTCCCATTTGTCCTGCCATAGCTAGACCTAACGGTGCTGCCTGCATTACTCCTTGTGCTACTGCATCAGTAGAAAGTCCTGCAATGGCCGCACCAACTGGATTAGACTGTGCAAAATCAGCTTTGGCTCTGTCCATCTCGGTATCAAAAGCTACTTGTCCTACTGTTTGACCCCTGCCAACTCCTGCAATGTCCATCATCTCTTGTGCATCAGCTATGGATTGAGATCCAGCGGAAACTGAAACATCAGTCGCTGATATACCTGAAGCTTCCAAACCACTTATGTCTGTTACTTGAGTACCAATAGATGTAATATCACTGGACTCAGATT